CGTTCAGGTCGGGGTGGTAGCCGATCTGGTCCACCACGGTCGCCTCAGGAGGCTTCTGGGCGTTGATGTAGCGCAGCAGGCGGACGCCGGTAGCCACCGACCCTCCTATCGCCCCGTCAGGGCACATTACGGAGACACCGGCCGACGTCAGCCACAACGTCAGCTTGCGCGGGTCGGACAGGGTCTTCTCGTCCAGGATCCGCCGCAGTTCCTTGCCGTCGTCCTGACGCTTGATCACCACATCCCAGGCCCGGCGCTCCGTCGTGTCGTCGGCGATGATGCCGAGGGCGACAAGATCGAAGTTGGCGTACGGCTCGTCATCGAAGACGAACTTGCTCGGCTCCTCCGGATCCCGGGAACGGGTACGGATGTGGATCACCGTGTGACCGTCCTCGGTCTGCTTGGTGCACAGCCAGCCGGTGTCCAGGGAGGCTTCGGCAACCGGGGTGGAAGTTGCCTTTTGGGTGGTAGGGGAGATAGTCTCGGACATGCAGAAGCGACCTTCTCTCGCGCTTCATAACCCCCATCCGGGTGCCAGCCGGGTGGGGGTTTCTTGCGTTTGGGGTGGCGTCACCCTAGCACGTGTGATCGGTAGGGCCTAGCGAGTCTCAGGTTACCCGAGACGGGGTAATCCGCGAAGTAATCTTTGACGTGGACACGATATGTCAGGACAAAGTCAAGATCATCTTTGACCAAACCCATAGGAGTTACTTCGTGATTACTTTTGGAATTACCTTTGAAAGACCCCTTCTGACCTGCATAGTTACCTGATTACCAGCGTTACCTGTGTGTACGCCTACACGCGCACGCGCCCACGTACGCGCGATGTGTCGTGTCCATATTTCCAGGAGAGGTAACTCGGCTGAAGCCGTCCACGATGCACGTTGCTGGACGGCTCTCTACTGGCTGCAACGAAGCCTGCGAGGGATGGCGGGAACCTTGATCGGCCTCGTAACATGGGTTCGATCAGGAGACAAGGGGCAAAGCAGGATGCACAGTGACTTAGCCGTCCACCGGGGTGGGATCTGACGTGCTTTCCATCTCGGAACCGGCTGGCAGCGCCGGGATCAACGTCAAGGACGCCGCGTACGGTGCCGTCGGGGACGGTGTCGCGGACGACACTGCTGCACTGCAGTCCGCGATCAACGATGCTGCGGCTTCGAAAACGTCCGTGTTCATTCCGGCAGGCACCTACATGGTGTCGAACACGATCACCCTCCCAGCAGCACTGGGCTACACGATCTTCGGGTCCGGCTGGGGGACGACGATCAAGCTCCAGGACTTCACGAACAAGTACATGTTCGCCATGACCGGGGCAGAGACCCGCCTTACCATGCGGGACCTGACGATCGACGGGAACTTCTACACCCAGATTGCTAGCAGCGGCAGCTGCGGCGGCATCAACGCGCTGGGCGCCGTGCAGTGCCGGTTCGAGAACATCCACTTCACCAGCTGCCGCGATGACGCCTTGTACCTGGGCGGTATGACCGGAGGGGCGTTCGGTCACAACAACATCGTGTCCCGCTGCCTGTTCGACCAGACCAGGACGTCACCGGGTCCGGGCCGGGCCATCCAGATGAACAGCAACGATGAGAATCAGATCGTCAGCTGCGATTTCGAGTACCTGGGCGGCTCCGGTACGGGAACGAAGACCGCGATCCTGGACCTGGCGGGCACCCAGCAGATCATCGGCTGCAACTTCGTCAACGGCGGCAACAACGCCTACGCGATCCGGTGCCAGGACGCCGCAGCCAACACCAAGATCACCAACTGCAACTTCGACGGCAACGCCGGTGACTGCGTCTTTCTCGCCACCACCAACTGCTCCGTCACCGACTGCACGTTCTTCGAGATTGGTATCGCGGGGACCGCAGGCCAGGCCTCTGGGGTGCACCTGGAGTACGCCGCCCAGAACAACAAGATCCACGACAACACGTTCGTCTCGTCTGCAACCAACGGGCAGACCCGGTCCCTGATCCGCGAGGAGAACATCGGCGGGTCCGGGAACAACTCGATCCAGGGCAACATCCTGAGCACCAAGGGCACCCTGTCCGTGGGGACCCTAGACCTGAACGCGCCGGGCACGATAGTCAGGAACAACATGGGGGCAGGCAGCACCGGGGACCCCACGGGCAACCCCGTTACGGTGGATACCACTCAGACGGTGACCGGAGACAAGACCTTCACCGGCCTGACGACTATCACCGGTCTTCCGGCGCAGGATCTCAAGTACGCCATCGAACTTTCCGGCGTCAACGGGAGTAATGTCGCTCTCGGCGTCAAGACCTATCTCGACGGGGCCAAGCCTTTTAGCTTCGGCACCTGGGTGGACTTCTACAACAACGCCTTCACGGACGACGGCGCTGTCTGGGGGTACGGATACTCCAACCCCAACGACAAGGGCTACGCGGTCCGGGTGGACGGGGCCACGAAGCGGTTGCAGTTCTTCTGGGGCGCTTCCACCAACCAGGCCACGGCCGCCAACACGTACTGCTACGGCAGGATGTGGCTGGTGCTCACCTACGACGGTGTGAGCACCCTGAAGGTGTACAAGAACAACGTCCTCATGGACACCCTGACCATCGCCGCCCGCAACGCCGATGCGACGATCGGCAGCTACCTCGGTACCCGCGATGGCACGGCCCGCAACTTGAGCGGCGCTCTGGATGACGCGTTCCTGTACAACCGTGTGCTGACGTCGGCGGAACTGACGGGCATCTACCGCAACGCGTCCTTCCCCACGAGTGGGAATCTCTTCCTGTACCACTTCGATGAGCGCACCGGAACGACCGCGATCGACAGCTCGGGCAGCGGCAACAACGGCACGATCAACGCGGGCACGTACCGTGTCAGCGAGTTCGGCAACCCCAACCGCTCACCGGCTGTGCCGACGACTTGGCAGGCGTCCCTCGCGAACGCGGACCTGGCCAAGACGTGCGTGGTCTTCGTCGGTTCCAGCACGACGCAGGGCGGCGACTCGACCACTCTGGACAACCGGTACACGGACGTATTGGGGGCGCTCCTTCACAAGCAGTTCAACAGCCCGTCGGTCCCCGGCGGGAAGCACATCCGCGCGGCCGACTCGGGGTGGACCACTACAGGTACCGCATCCCTGAACAGCGACGGTTTGGGCCTGAATTCGTACTCCCTTTCCGCCGGAGCGACGCTGTCCCGCACCCTGACGAGCTGCACAGGCTTCGACCTGCACTTCGTTCAGGGGCCGGGGCAGGGCACTTTCACGTACCAGGTGGATGGCGGCTCGGCGGTCACCGTCACCCCCAGCACCACGGGCACGACCAACCGTCATGACGGCAATGTCACGGTGACCGGGCTGACGCTCGGCAGCCACACGATTCAGATCAACGCGACCAATGCGTGCATCATCAACGGGGTGTACGTGCACAACGGCGACGCCACCACGGGAGTGCGCGTCTACAACTGCGGCAAGGGCGGCACCACGACTGCCGATTTCGTGGCCTCCAACGCCAGCACCATCTGGCAGCGGGCTGCCGCCATCGGAAACATGAACCTTGTCGCGGTCATGCTGGGCTCCAACGATTTCTCCACAAGCCTGGACCCGGCCACCTTCAAGGCGAATCTGCTCACCCTCATACACAACGTATGGAGCAACCTGAGCACTACCCGGCCCGACATCGTGCTCATCAACAGTTACCGGAGGTACGACCAGGTCGGATTCGGTACGACCTACACGTACGGCCAGTACGGGGCCAAGATGCAGGAGCTGGCAGCCGAGCTGGACGGGGTCCAGTACGTCGATGTGTCCGGCCTCTTCCCCCTCATGAACGATGCGGTCCACGATCCTCTCGACCTGATGAACACCGACAACATCCACATGAACGACGCAGGCCACCGTTACATGGCCCGGATATTGCTGCGCAGCCTGGCACCGTCGATGTAGCGGATCATTACAGCCCCCGGAAATAGCCGTTTCCCGGGGGCTTTTTCTTTTCTGTCGGGGTCTTGCTTGATCCGATCCGTACTGATAGCCAATACTAGGAGTGTTCAGCTAATATGAGGCGGAATCGCTAGATCAAGGGGTAAAGATGGCAGAGAGCGAATTACTGTTGTCGCCGACCGACAACGGTGACGCTGTCGAGCTGTCGCAATCCCAGCGGGTTTACCGGAAGCGGATCCTGCCGAAGGCGACCATCAGCTACAAGGGTCGCAAGATCAAGTTCGATGACGCCTACCTTGCCGACCTCGCCAACAGCTTCAAGGAAGGCGCCTACGACCAGGTCGCCTTCATGATGGCCCCGGACAACAACTCCCACACCCTGGACCCGGAGCGCTTCCGAGGTGAGATCAAGGACGTAGAGGTCGGCGACGACGGCCTGTACGGCATCTTCCAGGTCACCCCCGAAGCCGACAAGGTTCTCAAGGAGAACCCGAAGTTAGGCGTCTCCGCCCGCATTCTCGAAAACTACGAGCGCTCGGACGGGAAGCATTTCCCCCGGGCGCTCCAGCATGTCCTGGGGACTCTCGACCCGGTAATTCCCGGCCTCGGGACCTGGGAAGAAGTCGCCCTGTCCAACGGGATCGATCCCGACAACGTGATCGACCTGTCCGCGACTTCATACGAGGAGTTGGAGCAAATGGCCACTCGTGCCGAATTAATGAAGCAGGTGGCCGAGGCTACCGACATGACCCCGGAGGATGTCGAATCCCTCGGGATGACCGACGATGAGCTGAAGATCTTCGCCTCCGCCTTCGACACCTCCGAGGCCCCGGCTGCCGAAGCCGAGACCGACGACGACGAGCTGATCGAAGAGCCCGGCGAGGAAGACCTGCTGAGCAGCCTCCCCGACGCCGACGACGAGGTGGACGGCCTTCCCTCCGAAGAGGAGATCGAAGCCGCTGTAGCCGCCCTCTCCGACGAGGAGCTGTCCGAGCTGGCCGCCGAACTCGGCATCGAAGACGAGGACACCGAAGAGCCGGAGGCTTCCGCCGAGGAGCCGGAGGCTTCCGCCGAGGAGCCGGAGGAGCCGGTCCGGGCGGCCGAGCCCACGGACGCCGAACTGGCCGAACTCCTGGCCACCGGCGATTTCAACCGAGGCCTTGGCACCGACGACCCCACCTTGGGTACCGACGTCGAACTGCCCGACCTGACCGACCAGGAACTGGCCGGTCTGGAGGAGCTGTGGGCCCCGGCCCGCGCGAAGGACGAGGCAGCCGCGCAGGGTGCCGAGGAAGCCGCCGCCGTGGCAGAGGAGCAGGCCGAAGCCGCTGCCGAGACCGTGGAAGAGCAGCCGGTCCTGGCCGGTGCCGGTTCGGTCTCCCTGTCCAACGAGGCGGCCCCCGAGGTCGTCGCCCTGTCCAACCAGGTGAACGCCCTCCAGCAGCAGCTGGCGGAGCAGCAGTTCGAAACGCTCAAGCGGGACTACATCCGCAAGGGCGTTCCGGCGGCCCTGGTCGACCTGGCCCGCCCGGTCCTGGTGGCGGGGCCCGCCGCAACGCTGGAGTTCTCCAACGCCGTCGGCGGTACCGAGACGGTGGACGCCTCCCAGATCGTCAAGCAGCTACTGGACTCCGCCACCGGCTACATCGACCTGGCCCGCGAGCGCGGTCACTCCTACTCCCCGGAGAAGGAAGACCGGGTCGCGCTGGAAGCCGAAGAAGACAAGCGTCTCGCCTCCCTGTGGAGCGAGCAGTACGGCCGCTGACCGGGGCTCCCGGCAGGCAACTCTAGAAGGAGAAAACCATGGGTGTGAGCCCCGTCTACAAGAACGGCAACGGACAGACCTTCCAGGTCATCAGCACCGGCGCGGTCGCGGCCGGGACGCTGGTGGAGTACGTCACCGAGAACAGCACCACCAAGATCCAGACCGCCGGTCTGACCTCTCTCAAGGTCGCCGGTGTCGCCATCGATGACGCGGTCGGTACCTCTACCCCGGGCGCGGACATCACGTACGCGGCTGGCGTCACCCGGCGCGCCTACGACACCTCCACGATGGTCGACACCATCGCCGTCGGCACCGAGGGCGTGTGGAACCTGAAGGCCGGTGCCGCCGTCGCTGCCTTCGACGTCCTCAAGGCCGGTGCGGGCGGCACTGTCGTGACCTGGGTGTCCGGCACCGACTCCCCGGCCGCCATCATCGGCATCGCCCAGGCCGCCATCGCCAACGGCGCCACCGGCCCCGTTTCGCTCCGTCTCGGCGTCTGATCGCACGATCCGAGAAGAATCAAGAAAGGACGACTGAGACATGCCTCAGACCACTGTAGGAACCGTCACCGCGAATGACGGTTTCCGGTTAACCGTCAACACGCTGCTGAAGCGGCCCTCCGTCATCAAGGAGCGGATCCTTCAGATGGCGGACCAGCAGTTCATCACCGACCAGGTGCTGCGCAAGGTCCAGGACATCCCCTCCGGCGTCGTGCTGTACAACGAGTCGACCCCGCTGTTCGCCAACGGCGGCCCGTCCGTCGTCGCGGAAGGCGGCGAGATCCCGCTGATCACCGCGAACCTCGGGATCGGCAAGGCGGCCCGCAGCGTCAAGCGTGCCTTCGGTATCGAGTTCACCGAGGAGATGCGCCGCCGCAACGACATGGACCGCGTGAACACCAGCATCACGCAGGTCGTCAACTCCATGAAGCAGGCATGGGAGTCCGCGTTCCTGACCCAGGCCCTCGCAGGCCTTGCCACTCTGGCGTCGGGTACGGCGTGGGCTTCGTCCACCACGGTGCGGCGCACCCTGGCGAACGCGATGCTGGCGATCCAGCTGGCCGACGCGGACAGCACCGACCAGACCGGCGTCAACAAGTTCGGCTTCGAGCCCAACACGATCGTCATGCACCACGCGCGCGCCATGGACCTCGCGCTCAACGACGACATGAACAAGTATTTCGTCGGGTCCGGTGCCCCGAACTCCTCGTACGCCGACAAGCTGACCCTTCCGGGCCTGCTGTTCGGTCAGTTCAAGATCGTCAAGTCGTGGCAGGTGCCGTCCAACCAGGCCATCCTCCTGGAGGCGGGCACCATCGGCGGCATCGCGGACGAGCGTGCGCTCGACGTCACGCCGCTGACCTACAACGAGACCCGCGAGACCTGGCGCTGCAACGTCGTCCGCCAGTCCGCGATCTTCCTCGACCAGCCCAAGGCGGGCATCGTCATCACCGGCATCTGATCGGTACACCCGGCACGGCGAAACCACGACAAGGAGATACAACAGCCATGGCTACCGAAACCGTTCTGTTCCGCATCACCCGGCCGAACACGTCCGTGTTCCCCTCGGAGCGACAGGAAGGTCATACCCCCGTGCAGACCGGGGGTGAGCTGTACCTGTCGAAGGCCGAGGCGGAGTACCACGTTCGCAACGGCGTCGGCGAGATCGTCACCGAGGACGAGAAGGTCGCCGAGGAGCCGCAGGACGGCCCGCAGGAGACCCCGAAGGCCGAGGAGCCCAAGGCCCCGGTCAAGCGCGCTCCGGGCCGTCCGGCCGCGAAGTAACGCCTAGCACGAGAGGGGGCCGTCATGTCGTACGCCACCATAGCCAGCGTCAGGACGGCCCTCGCTGCTGGCGGGTTGATGGATCCGACCAGCGCCGCGTCCTTATCGGATGCGGACATCCAGGACAAGATCGATGAGGCCGACGCGCTCATCGACAGCTACCTGACGGCACGCTACGCCCTGCCGATCGCCGGGACTGTTCCCCCGATCCTGCTGATGATCTCCCGGGATCTGGCCGCGTCCTACGCGACCATCACCTACCTGGGCAGCATCCCCATCGCGCAGAACCACCCGGTGCAGGTCAAGGCCGGAAGCGCCATGACCACGCTGGACAAGATCCGCACCGGGGACATCATGCTGTCCCTGCCGGGCGCCGGTTCCGAGCAGCGCACCGACAACCCGGTGGTGGAGAACCTGTACGACGGCAGCATGTTCACGTTGGGCCAGTTCAACCTGACCCAGGACTGGTGGGGCTGCTGATGAGCGGGTCTTTCTCGGAGTTCGCGGATGAGCTGATCCACGCGACCGAGCACGAGCTGACAGGCTCCCTGACGGTCGACCAGATCTACGCGAAATACCAAGAAACGGGCATCGACTTCAATCACCCCGAAGGCGGCATCGCGCTGGCCCTCCAGACAGCCCTGCTGGGCAAGCACCCGGAGATCGTGCAGAAGCTCTCTGCAGCCATCCTGGACGGCAAAGAGGCCATGAACCGGGCCATGGCGGACGGCATGGAACTCCTGAACGAGGAGTACTACGAGCTGGCCCCGCGCGAGTTCAACGACCTGCGGGCGTCAGGATCCCCGAAGGTCATGGACGGGGATGAGCAGGTCTACCACCGGCCCCCGAATGTGCACCGGCTGTCCGACGCGGAGTTGCAGGCGAAGCAGGAACTGCGGAACCTGGGGATCTTCTGATGCTGGCCAAGGACTTCATCGACTGGCTGGGTGCCCAGGACATCGGTGTCCCCATGCCGGTGATCTACCAGGGACCGAACGGACCGCTCGCAGAGCCCCGGCAGCACATCGTGGTCACTCCGGTACCCGGTGGGGGCATGCAGGTGGACGGGCGTATCGAGCAGCGGGTGTTCCAGATCAAGACGGTCGGCCCGCAGGGGCTTACTCCGTCCACCTGGAACGACGTGCATGCGCAGGCGGAGGATCTGGCCCGCCGCATCGACAAGCTGATCATGAACTCGTGGCGCCCGGTCATCGGCGGGGAGCAGGTCGTGTACATCTCCCGTTTCGGTACATCCATTCGGCAGGGCGGACCCTCCGGGCAACCTCTCGATTCCGCCAACCGACCGGCCTATTCCACCTCCTATGTGGTGGAAGCCGTGTCCGATATCTACGACGACTGAGGAAAGAAGTCATGGCAGACGAAAAGACCCCGGAGAAGGCGGCCCCCAAGGCGCCGGTGGTTAAGGCGCCCGAGCTGGTGACCCTTTACCTGGAGTCCCCGCATACCCGTTTCGACCTTTCTGGGGTTGGTCTGGAAGACCTCGTCCCCGAGGGCACCGCCTACTCACCGGCAGACGCCGACACTGTTCGGATGCTGTGCCGTAAGTACAGGATTCGTATCCGCGAAGGGCAGTAAATAGCCCGCTGTTGGCATCGGACATCTCGGTCTTTATACTTGCCACTGGCAGGCTTTTAGGGTCCGGGTGAACGCCGAGTTGCCATAATCGCGGACCAATGAAAAAACCTTTTCCGGGGGACCGGGAAAGGCTACCGCGAAGGAGTGGTTACTATCCCGGGCAGTGTGAACCCCAAGAACGTCGTTGTCGGCATCGCATCCGCATGGATCCAGCCGTACGACCCGAACGTCCCGGCCGCCTTACCGGCGGTCACCGTCGCCAAGGGCGCGGACTGGGGCGGCAACTGGCAGAACCTGGGCGCCACCGACCAGGGCTGGAAGCTCACCATCGGTACGTCCACCAAGACGATCACCATCGAAGAGCAGTCCACCCCGGTCAAGGTCATCGCCGACAGCCACAGCTACCAGGTCGCCGGTGACCTGGCGGAGGACACCCTGCAGCACGCGCTGTGGGCGTACGGCGGCGGCACGCTGGTCACCACGGCTGCGGCTACCGGTGTCCCCGGCTACCAGACCCTGTCCCTCCAGGACGACCTCAGCCAGTGGGCCATCGGCCTGGAGACCGTCAACGTCCAGGGCTACTGGCGGCGCTACCTGATCCCTCAGGGCAACGTCGGCACCAACGTGGACACGTCCTTCCGGCGGTCCAACGAGAAGCGCATGTACGGCTTCCAGTTCGAAGGCACCTGCGCCCCGTCCCAGGTCGTCATCCAGGAGATGGTCGCGGCGGCTTTATAAGCCCCTGACCTGCATGTTTGATTCACCCGGCACAGCGAGAAAGGCAACACAATGGCAGGATTCGTCGCTCACGAGGCGGTCGAACCGCTCGACTACGACTTCACCCACTTCATGGACGGCCCCGAGGCAAAGGGGACCGTCCCGGAGCCGAGCCAGCAGGCCATGGCCTCCTACCGGAAGGCCGTGTTAGCGGTCATCCAGGAGTACAAGGACGTCTCCGACGTCGACCCCGGCGCCCTGGAGGGTGAGGCCCTGACCAACCTCACCGCCCGCGCGGAGGAGCTGGAGGCCAAGATGGACCAGCTGACCGCCAAGCTGTGCAAGAACACTCCGAGCGTGGAGACCCTGGCGAAGCTGCCGTGGCGGCACAAGGTGCTGTTCTCGCGGTGGCTGCAGGAGCAGTTCGACCCGGGAAAATTGACGCTCGGTACGAAGGGCTAACGGGAGGAGAGGATCAGCGTCGGCTGTATTACACGGTGCTGAAACTCTTCCGCCTTACCCGGCAGCAGTGGGATGCACTTCCCTGGCACGACCAGCGGATGTACATCGACCAATTGAACAAGGACCCCGAATACAACGAGGACGGGGATTCCGGCGGTTCAGCGGACACCGTGGAGCTGACCAGCTGGGACGACCTTCCTTCCGGGTCATAAATACTCGCCGTGCCGGGTGGAGACCTCAGGGCCGTGGCTATTGCAGCTGCGGCCCTGAGGGCATTTCTGGGGGAAAGATCGCTCTGTATAATGCCCAGTTTTGCCGGTAATCTTGTGATGCGTAGCGTTGCGCAACGGTGCGCATCGGTGCGCAACGCATCAAATACAGCGGAGAGGGCGGGTCAGTGTCGGGTTCGTACAATGCTGGCTCGATTGAGGCCTCCTTACGATTAGACCGCTCGGAGTTCAACCGGGAACTGGGTCAGGCGAAGCGGGACGCCGAGGAGTTCCAGAAGCAGAAGTACACCCCGAAAGTCTCCTTAGACGACACCGAAGCCAAGGCCAAGCTGGCGGCGCTGAAGCAGGAACTCCAGAACCTGCACAACGTGTCCGTCAACGCAGCCCTGTCAGGGTTCGACGGAGTTGCCGCCCAACTTGCCACCCTGAAGGCCACGGTGGACGAGCTGAACGGCTCGAACATCGTCATCCATGCCGACATCGACACCCGGGCCGCCACAGCCTCTCTGGCCGCGTTACGGCTTGCTGCCGCCGACCCGATCACCGTCCGCACCGACCTGGACACCAGCACGGCTGCAGCTTCACTGGCCGCCCTGAGAGCGGCTGCGGCCGATCCCATCACCATCCGGACCCGTACCGACGGCGGCGGAGGCCGCCCACGGGTCCCGACTCCGGGCGATGACGACGACACCGGAAGCCGCAAGCTGAAGGATCCTTTCAAGCTGCCGGAAGGGTCACTGAGCGCACTGTTCAGCCTTCCAGGGCTGATCGCGGCGGTGTCCCCGCAGATCCCGGCGCTCACCACCTTCGTGGGCGGCCTGACGGCGTCCGTGGCGTCCTTCGGTGTGGCTGCGGCCGGATCCTTCGGCACGTTCGGTGTCGCCACCATGGGGGCGGTCAAGGCCGCTGTCGCCCACAAGAAGGCGGTCGACCAGACCGAAAAGGCCCTGGAGCAGGCTCAGATACAGCTGGCGGGTACCACGGCCGGTACAGATGCGTACGACAAGGCCTTGCAGAAGGTTACCCAGGCCGAGGAAGCCCACAAGAAGGCGCTGCAAGAGCTGACTCCAGTGGAGAAGGAGTTCAACAACTCCATCGGGCAGGTGCAAGGGGCCTGGCAGAAGTTCATCGGGGCGACCGAGCAGTACACGCTGAAGCCGGTTGTCACGGTGATTCAGGGGGCCACGGCGGCGCTGCCGAAGTTCATCCCGCTGGTGAAGGACTTGGCTCCTCTTGTCCAGGGCGTGGCGGACAGCCTGAAGAAGTGGATGTCCGGCGGGGGACTGACGGAGTTCGTCAACTTCCTGCGCACCTACGGTGTCCCGATCGTCAAGAACATGATCTTGGGGTTGAAGGGGTTCCTGACCGCAGGCGGCGATCTGGTCCGTGCGTTCGGTCCGATGGCCGTGCAGATGTCCGGCTGGTTCAAGGAGCTGGGGGACCGGGTCGCGAGGTGGGCCGACAGCGGAGGCGCCGAACGGTTCCGGGTCAAGTTCACCCAGTCCTGGCACCAGCTCAAGCCGATCTTCCTGGGCCTGATCGACCTGGTCAAGCACGTCTGGGACCTGCTGAGCGGTACCGGGCAGCCGAACGCGGACGCCCTGTCCGGGATCATCGGGGACATCGCCTCAGCCGTGGGCAGCATCAAGCCCGCTGCCGTGAAGGCGTTCGGGGAGATCTTCCAGTCGCTTTCCGATGTGGCGGTCGCGCTGGCCCCGATGATCGGCATCACGTCGAAGGCGATCGTGGACATCGTCAACGCGCTGCCGCCGGGCACCATTCGGGCCATCGCGGACGCCATGATCGCGTGGAAGATCGCGGTGCTCGGCTGGAACGCGGCCATCGCTGTCTGGGGTTTCCTCGCCGGGCTCATCGAAGGCGTCAGCACCGCTTGGGCCATTTTGAACTTCGTCTGGTACGCCTCACCGATCACCGTAATCATCGGTATCGGTGTAGTAGTGGTCGGCGTCATCCTTCTGATCGCCACCAAGACAACCTGGTTCCAGCAGCTGTGGCAGACCGTATGGGGGGCCATCAAGGATTTCGCCCTGCACGCGTGGAACGACTGGCTCAAGCCCATATTCCACGGGATCGCGGGAGGCCTGGAAGCTGTCGGCAAGTGGGCGCAGAAGATGTGGACGGACTACATCAAGCCCGCCTGGGACGCCCTGGTCGGCGGCGCCGAGTCGTTGTGGAAGAACCACTTGAAGCCGATCTTCCACGCCATCGGGTCGGGGTTCGAGACCCTGGGCAAGATCCTCTGGAAGATCTACTGGGGATTCGTCGGCTCCATGATCGTCATCATGGCGGCGGCCTTCAAGGCACTGTGGCTCTTCGTGCTCAAGCCTCTCTTCGGCTTGATCCTGCTGGGCTGGCAGGGCCTGGTCACCGGCATGAAGTGGGCCTGGAGCCACATCCTGAAGCCCGCCTGGGATCACGTAGAGGAAGCCGCCGTCTGGCTGTGGAAGCACGCCCTGAAGCCGGTCTTCGGCTGGATCGAAGACGGATGGAACGGCCTGCTCAGCGGGATGAAGTGGGCCTGGACCCACATCCTGAAGCCCGCATGGGACGCCGTGGCGGGCGCGGCCGAAAGCCTGTGGAAGAACCATCTCAAGCCGGTGTTCAACGGCATCGGGGACTTCTTCAGCAGCTTCTGGTCGGGCGTCAAGCGGGACGTGTTCTCCCCGATGGGCACGCTGTTCACCAAGACCATCCCCGGCTGGGGCAGCACCATGAAGGACCATCTGGTCGGGGCTTTCAAGGCGGCCAAGGAAGGACTCGGCGAGGTCTGGGACGGCGTCAAGAAGACGATCGGTTCACCTATCTACCTGGTTGCCCGATACGTCTGGAACGACGCCATTTACTGGGTGATGGACAAACTTTCCAGCTTCGTCCACATGAAGAACCCGCTCGGCAAAATCAACACGGACAAGATCCCGCACTTCGCGGCCGGTGGTCCGGTACCGCACACCGCCGGTTCCACGCCGGGCAGGGACTCCGTCCACGCGATGCTTATGCCGGACGAGCACGTGCTCACCCGGGAGGACGTGGCGGCCATGGGCGGTCAGCAGGCCGTCATGCGGTTCCGTTCCGCCCTGCACGGCGGGGCTCCGGTCCAGGGAGCCAACGACAGCGGGAACTTCGGCCTGGGCGGCTTCTTTGATTCCGTGGGGTCCGGGCTGAAGAAGGTGGCCAACAAGACCGTAGGGGCCCTGGAGAACGCCGCCCTGGGCGCCTTGGGTGTGGTGGTCGACCCGATGCTCAACACCGCCGAGAGGGCCATCAACAAGTTCATCCCCGACGACGGCGGTTTCGACAGCCTCGCCAACCATGGGATGAAGCAGCCGATCGAGTGGATCAAGGGTTTCATCCACAAGCAGGACAAGAAGGCCCAGTCTGTCGGCGGCGTCATTCCGACGGGGCAGCACCTGGCCATCATCGACGCAGCCCTGAAGGCGGCCGGTGTCCCGCCGCCCGGCACGAAGGAGCAGTGGGAGGCAGGCCTCAACACGCTGATCACGAGGGAATCCGGCTGGAACCCGAACGCGATCAACAGGACCGACTCCAACGCCAAGGCGGGGCACCCGTCTCAGGGTCTCGCGCAAACGATTCCGTCCACGTTCCAGGCATATGTGCCGTCCAGCCTGCGCGGACGCTCAATCACCGACCCCGTTGCAAACGTTGCGGCTGCAATCCGCTACATCGTCGCGGTGTACGGAAACATCAGCAATGTCCAGCAGGCCAACGCCCACAAGGCCCCCAAGGGCTACTGGACCGGCACCTCCGGTGCTGCCCCGGGTCTGGCCTGGGTCGGCGAACGCGGGCCCGAGCTGGTCCGCTTCCACGGTGGGGAGACCGTTTACAACAACCGCGACTCCATGCAGATGTTCCGGGACGGCATCCTCGGTGGCCTCGGCGGCTACGCCTCCGGTACCTCCCGCCACCGGACCTGGGAGAAGCAGCTCGGCCACGTCCGCCATGACTTCAGCGAGCTGGACCGGGACACGAAGGCCCG